TGTTGATAGCGAGTTACCAGGTATTCCTGTAAATCTTAGATCAGGGTTGCACCATCTACTAACATCTCTTCCCTCTAGAAATGGATATACTTTAGTATTAGGTTTCATCCTACGAACAGTAAACTTAACTGCTTTAGATCTAGCAAATTGTTGTAGTGATGTAGCAACTGCAGTTTCACCAACTACCTTTGTATTAATTCCTTTACCAGTCTCATTATTTTGTGGACTGATATTAGATGAACTTGCTACATTAGCAATCTTAACTGTAGATGATACTTGATCTGAGTTAATATCAGAAAGAGGTCCGATATTGAAGAAGTTCTGATTAGATCCAACCCAGTTAACTGAATAAGAATTGTACAAGCTTGAATAAGCATCACGTACATTATTTTTAGCAAGGAATATAGTATAGAGTTGAGTATTGTTATCAGATATTAAAGGAGCATCTGTATTCTCATACCATGAATCTACAGGTGTATTGAGAGATGCATCTCCAACATACTGAATAACCACAAATGGATTTGGGTTAATAGTCTTAGTAGCAAAACTATTATCTAATAACGATAGATTAGAATATGGAAGAGTAATAACATCTTTAGATCTCCTATATCCAGCAACCACTCTCTCATCTTGTTTTGTATTAACTTCAATTAGATTAAGAGAATCTTCTTTAGACTGAGCTCTTAATACAGATTGCTTTGTATCAATGGAACACTTATAATCAATTGATTTCAGGTTACCTATCTTATGAGTCTCGAAGTTATCTACAACAAATCCACTCTTAAACCTTTCGAGTCCTATATCATCCTTGATCTGCATATTTAATGCTTGCTGCTCAAGAACACTAAGGAGTGTATAGTACTCTAACCTTTCAACTCTCTTTTCTAACTTACCAATATCCCTCATGGTATAACGCTTGTTATCCACAGGTATAACTCTTACATCTTTGCTTGTAGTAGTATATGCAGGTATATAAAGATATGTTAAAGGTATAGCGTCATCAATAACTGCTGGTTTTGATGGGTTGAGTGATGAGTTACCTTCTTTAACAATAAATTCACCCTTCTTAGTTAAGAATATACCATCTATACGATCTAGATATTGATTCTGATAGAATGAGATAGTATAAGGAAGATTTGAATCTGAAGATGGACAACTAGAAACAACACCACCACTACCAGTAAATTCATTAAAGGAAGACTCTGTATACAAAGACTTATCTTGGAATCCAGTAATAGTGGAGTCAGTATCAACCTTTGGTCTAAAGTCAATAACATCTCTTAAATTAGTTATACCATAAACAGATGAGTTAAATGTAGGAATCTCATCAGCTGAAACACCTGCTTCATGTACATAGGAATCAACTACACAGAAGTCACCTTGTGAATGATCAAAGTAATCAAATGATGCTAGTAACTGACCAGTAGGTAGATCGAAACCAGGTTTAATAACAATACGAGATACATCATATAAAGTATCACGTTGACCATCATCAAATGTAAATCTACTAGTAACATCAGTACCAGTAACAAGATTACCAGCAGTGTCTACATTTGGAGGTGCAGTTGCAGAACCTTCGTATACATAATTTAATTTAATAACATCAGAATATGATACTGCATTAATCTCAGATGCATTAATATCTTGTCCTCTTAAAGGAAGAACCTTATCACCTTCTGGAGTAATAACGATTTGCTTATTCCTAACAACAGTCTTCAATCTAGGTCTAGACTTAGTAATCTCTAATGTTGCTGTAAGCTTAAGTGTTGGATAATCAGTACCACCTGAAAGAGCACCAAAATAATTATCAGGAAGTGCTACACTAACACTACCAGCAGTTAATCCAGATGCAGTATCAGTAGATGTTGCAACTTCGACAGCAGAAGATGGAACATACACAATATCTCCAGTCTCTACAGCAGTAGCATTTCCTTTCTTAAGAACAGTGAGGATAAAGTTATTTTCTTCAAACTGTACAAATTTTTGTGTACCAAATTCTAACTGTGCTTTAAATGTTAAAGTTCCACCACTAGCAGATGAATCTAGAACATAATCTCTTCTTTGATAATACTTAATAGCAGTATCATCAGTATTCTTAACCAATGATTTGATTTGCTTACTTCCAGTTGGGAATATTAAAGTAGATTTAGATCCATTCTCAATCTTTGGTCTTACTCTTAGTACAGTTGTACTACTTACATTAGAAGGAAGTAAAGAATCTAGGTAAATTCTTGATTTCTTAGTACCTTGTGGTTTAGTTGCTTGTTGTACTACTGCCTGAATAAGGTTGTTGTTTGTGTCACTGAACTGAACTAGATCTCCCTGTACAAGACTCTTTGATGCATCACCACCAAATCCTGTACATTCAACATACTGATTACCTTCTGTACCACTAAATGTAAAATCAGTTATAGTAGTACTAATAACATATTTCTCTCTAAACAACTCAACATCACTAGTAAATAAATTTGGTGATTGAGCTCCTTCAGGTGCTACACCAAACCTAGACCACATCGACTTAACATTTTGTGGTGTGTATGTTTGTACTACAT